TTCTTGCTCACGGCATTGAAAACGTGTACAATACACAAGCACTACCATTACGATTTCCTGTTGCAGATTTAGAATACACTGGCACACAACAACAATTAATCTCTCAAATAAGGTCACGACAACTTGTGCGTGAAGTAACTGTACAATGAAACGATGTACCATACAAATACGTGATGAAGTAAACATCAAGATTGAAGGCTTGGACTTGGATGCTCGCAAGTCTCTAGTCAATGCTTTCAAATATGAAAACCCTGCCGCACGTTATTTGCCAGCAGTGAGACTGGGACGTTGGGATGGCAAGGTAGCATACTTCCAACTTGGCGGCTCAACTTATGTGAACCTGCTACCAGAGATCATGCCCATACTTGAACGGCTTGACTATGATGTTGAACTGGATGATCAACGAGACTATTCAAACACATTCAACTTTGAACAAGTATCAGAAAATTCTTTTGCACATGTGACTTGGCCCAAAGGGCATCCGGCCGCGGGCGAGCCCATAATGTTGCGTGACTATCAAGTAGAAATTGTCAATAACTTCCTGGCCAATCCACAATGCATACAAGAAGTGGCAACAGGTGCAGGCAAGACTATTATGACAGCGGCCTTGAGCAATGCTGTGGCACCTTATGGACGCAGTATTGTTATTGTGCCCAACAAGAGCTTGGTCACACAGACCGAAGCAGACTACAAGAACATGCAACAAGATGTTGGTGTGTACTTTGGTGACAGAAAAGAATACGGACGCACCCACACCATTTGCACATGGCAGAGCCTGAACAATCTCTTGAAAAACACCAAGGCCGGAGTAGGTGACTGCACCATAGGTGAGTTCTTGGAAGACGTGGTGTGTGTTATTGTAGACGAAGTACACATGGCCAAAGCAGATGCACTCAAAACCTTGCTTACAGGTGTAATGGCTAGAGTGCCAATTCGCTGGGGGTTGACAGGAACTGTGCCCAAAGAGAAGTTTGAAAGCCAAGCACTACTGGTCAGCCTTGGACCTGTGATTGGCAAGCTCAGTGCCAGCGAATTACAACAACAAGGTGTGCTGGCCAACTGTCATGTGAACATTGTGCAACTAATTGATCATGTGGAGTACAAAGACTATCAAAGCGAACTCAAATACTTGTTGGAAGAGTCTGGACGACTAGACACCATGGCTGATCTTGTGCGGCAAGTAAACGAAACAGGCAACACCTTGGTGTTGGTAGACCGTACCGAGTGCGGTAGGCAACTGGTTGCAAGACTGGGAGACAAAGCAGTGTTTGTGTCAGGTGCTACAAAAGGATCAAAGAGGCAAGCAGAATATGATGAAGTGGCCGATGCAACCGATAAAATTATTGTGGCAACTTATGGCGTGGCTGCCGTGGGCATTAATATTCCTAGGATTTTTAATCTTGTGCTTGTTGAACCTGGCAAGAGTTTTGTGCGTGTCATTCAGTCAATTGGTCGTGGCATACGCAAAGCAGAAGACAAAGACCATGTTCAAATCTGGGACGTGACATCAACTTGCAAGTTTGCCAAGCGTCACTTGACCAAGCGCAAACAGTTCTACCGAGAAGCCAACTATCCATTCACACAAGAAAAACTGGATTGGATGAAACTAGGTTGACTTTTGTCACACAACAGTGTATTATAACAACATGAGAATTTTAACATTAGAAAATCAACACTACGACTTAGATCATTTGCCCGAAGAGGTGGATGACATGCGGTTTGCTATCCTAGACAACTCAAACCCACAAGAGCCTGACTACCATTTTATTCCCTTGATCTTTTTGGAGAGTTTTAATGCTCCTGCCCTGGTACTGCGCATAGGAACCAACACAATCAAGATGCCCATGGACTGGCAAATACTCATAGGCGAACCTGAGATCGGTGACTTGGAAGTGTTGCCATTGACATCAATCAATGATCGTGGCTTTAGAGTGTTTCAATTTAATCCACTCACCAGTTTCCGCCCGTCATTTCCAGACATTGAAATCTTAGACGTGTATCACGAAGTATCGTGGTACGCACCCAAACTAAAAAATGGGCAACTGTTAGCAGTACCATTAAATGATGATCCAGATCCAGACTGTGTGTACTTTGTCAAAGACATCAGTCGCAACTGTGAGATTGTAGACTACAACAAGAGTTGGTAACATGGCATACACTGAACCCGAAATATTTGAAATAGTCAATCGCTTGGCCAAGATTTACTTGGAAAGTTATCCAGAAGATTGCGAGGGTTTGGAAAGATTCCTGCGCTGGGCACACACTCAATATGGCTACAAGTATGGGAACACTTAAACCCGGCGCCACTCTCATCTACGAACGTGTGGGCAATGAAGTGTATGCTCGTGAATCGGGTGCCGATCCCAGCACTAGAGAACTTATGGGCTATGGATATGACCCTGTGTCAGGACATCATGTTGATTACGACCAGCGAACCACAGATGGTAGGCCCTTGGTAGACCATATTCGGGAAAACAAAATGTGGGGCGACATCAGGCGCTTGGCAAAAACCAATCCTGCTTTACAAGACGCCCTGGAACGTGCTATAGTAATATACAAACTGATCAAAGTAGACAAGTGAGCGACAAACTAAACATTGCCAATGAGATGCGACAACTGGATCGCAAGAACAGAAACTTCTATCGCGAACTCACAGATGAGGAACGCAAGAAGTTTTCAAACTATCTCATGATTCGCTGGGCGTCATGTGTGGAAGGTTCAAGAGAAATGCAAGAGTTTTATTTGATCTCCACCAACGAACGACTGAACAAACACTTCTTCAACATTAATCGACATCCCGAACTGCAATGGCTGTGTGCCACCACAGTGAGTCCAGACATGGGCACACCCAGGCACAACTGGATTTCGCCCAAGAAGAAAGAAACAGGCGCAGGGGCAAGTGCTGTCAAAAAGCAACTGGCCGAGTTGTTTCCCACCTACAAGGAAGATGAAATAGCCCTGTTGGCCTCAATGACCACAAAGAAAGAACTTGATCAATACATCCGAGACCATGGCAGAGACACTAAGTGAACTCACTTGCGGCTACTGCAAGAAAACATTTCGCCGCGCAGAAAGTCTCGTGGTGCATCTGTGTGAGCCCAAACGCCGCAGATCAGAACGTGCAGAGCGTGGCGTAGAACTGGGCTTTCAATCCTACTTGAGATTTTATGAGATTGTGCAAGGTTCAGCTAGGCTCAAAACATTTGATGACTTTGCAGACTCACCTTACTACCGAGCATTTGTGAAGTTTGGTAGATACTGTGTGGCTACTCGGGCAATCAATCCCAGACAGTTCACAGAGTGGTTGCTGAAACACAACAAAAAGATTGACAACTGGGGATCGGATAAAATCTACACTGAATATCTATTAGATTATTTGAAGGTAGAAGCAGTGACAGACGCTCTGGCACGAGCAGTGGAGTTTGGCATAGACTGGTCAGAAAAACACTCAGCACCGGCACATGATTGCCTGCGTTACGGCAGCACTCATGCCATGTGCTATGCTGTGACAACTGGACGCATCAGTCCTTGGGTGATATACAACTGCGAATCAGGACAAAAGTTTCTGGGTGAACTCACAGCCGACCAAGTGGCCATGATATGGCCTTACATAGATTCAGATGTGTGGCAGAAAAAGTTCGCAGACTATACCGCAGATGCTGAATACGCAAAACTAATATTGAAACAAGCAGGATGGTAATATGATAGGAAACATTAGTCAAACTGGAAAATACATTGCAGTCACCGGCGGTGCTGGTAGTAATTACATCAACAACAGTAATTACATGGGGGTTGGACAATTACAATACAACACCAGCAATCAACGATTAGAACTGTACAACGGCACCAGTTGGCAACCAATTAATCTAGGTCAGTATTATGTTGGACTGAATCCCGAAGCTGAACAGATATTAGATTGGGCACGTAAAAAGATGCAAGAAGAACAAGAAGCACGTGCCATAGCTGAACAGTATCCTGCTGTGGCAGATGCCATGGGTGCTGTGCGTGAGGCTGAAGAACAATTGAAAACTGTTGTAGCACTGTGTAGAACATGAGCGCAGACATTGACATTGATGTTCCGGATCGTAGCAAGATATTGGAACTGATTCGGCACACACCTGCTAGACAGGTTGTGGATGGTCGGCCACGACGTCACAACTCAGGCATCTACATCACAGACATTCCGCAGGATCCTGAACATGGGTGTGCTGCCATAGACTATGAAACTGCAGAACAGCGTGGCTACTTTAAAATTGACTTGTTGAACATGAGTGTGTATCAGTTGATCCAAGATCCTGCACACTACGAAACCATGTTGTCAGCAACACCTCCATGGTCAAGACTGTGGACAGACCGACCCTGGGCCAGTCAGTTGGTACACGTGGGCAATTATTTGGATTTGTTGGCCACAATGCAACCTGACTCCATACCCAGGATGGCTGCATTTATTAGCATAATTAGACCGGGTAAAGCACACTTGCAACGTAAGCCCTGGGATGAAGTGTTTGCCAGTGTGTGGGACGGTGATGAATCGCGTGGATATACATTCAAAAAGTCACATGCTGTGAGCTATGCTGCCTTGGTATCACTGCACATGAACTTACTCGATACGGCGAACCAAGGTAATTGATTTTCTCTTTGACTTTTTTCGAGCAATATCTATTAAACTGCACACAGGCCCATGCAAGATTTCGAGATCTTTGTTTGAGAATGTGCGCAGAGTTGAGCGAAACTTTTCCCAATCTCCACGTAGAAATATGTTGATGGGTATTGATCTATTGCTTTCCCACCACCAAGTGTTGGCCAGTTCCAAGAACTCCAGTTTGTCATCTTGGGTGAGTACGGCGCCAAAGTCGTAGATGGTTGTAACAGCATCGTCCCTGTTTTGAACTACTCCAATATACTCATTGCTTGCATAAATGCAAAGAGTTATAAAGGGATATTTTTCCGCCAGTTTTTCAAAGATGTTATTACCCATAAATACGTATTGAGGATCCTATGTATTCAACCACTGCTTACTTATATCAACAAATCATTCGGGTACTTTTGATTGACACCAGTGGTGGATACTTTACTGCGAGGTATGACCCAGTGTACGCAAAAACTTTAACTGTCAACAAAGGTGTAGACAACGTGCTGTTGTTTGAATTCATCAACCAGGACCAAAAACCTGTAAACGTCACAGGCAGCACGTTCCGCTTTAGACTGCTAAACCAAACTGGTGATGAACTATTACTTGAAAAAGACATGACTGTACTTAGTGCCAGTTTGGGTCGAGTCAAAGTTGT